ACTTTCGTGCTTCAAATGATTCCATGATTTTAATTATTGACTCTACGGTTTACTTTTACAGGGAAACCGCAAAAGAACTGTTAGCCTCACGAAAAAGATTAAGCCATCCAAGCAGTCGTTCCTGGAGCTCCACCAACATTTCCTACCGCATAATAATTCCCACACCCAGCGATATAATCTGTTGATGCCATACCAATCCTGTTATTGATAACAGCGACTGCTCCAGATACATTGATACCGATGGTTAGAACACCAGCTGTCGAACCAGCACCAACACCAATCTCATAAATGTAGTTATCGCATACCTCTGAACCGTTACCACCGACATTAATACCAGTAGCACAAGTACAACCTGCGATACCAATATGATTTCTATTAACCTCTGCCATACCAGCAGGAGTTCCAAGATAGATAACGGATGTCATCGTAGCTGAAGCTGCACCGTAAGTAAGAATGTGGTTATCTTCAATATGGCCAAACCAACCACCATCGCTATCCGTTACTCCTGCGATGACTGGCAAATTCGCACTTCCAAGGCAAGTCACAAAGAATGTATTATGATGAATCCAAGGAGCAACTGCTGTGCTTGAAGCACCAAGATATATTCCACGATATCCGGCAGTATTTTTGATATAGAATCCTGCTACCTCACAAGAAGCCGCCGTTATATATACCCAATCAGTAGCGGCAGCCGCTTGTACCCTGGTGCTATTATTTGCCCCGTTGGCTCTTCCAAGTCCGCCAGGAGCAATCAAGTGCACATTCTTTTTACTCATCGTTAATAGCGCAGCTAAGGTATATGTAGAAGCACTTGGCATAACTAGTACGTAATCATTACGATTAGCAACACAAGCATCTAGAGCAGCTTGAATCTCTACATTAGCAGCAGTCGCGGTAGCAGCATAAAGAATCCGTGAACCATCAGCATATACTTGTCCACCGAATTTCCTTACTAAATCATCACGGACACCAGTATCAGCAGCATTGTAGACATAATACACATTACCAATCCCCAATCCAGTAGCCACTATATTTCCGAAGCTTGTTATTCCATTCGGAAAATTAGTTAAACTCATTTCAGTTTTTTAATTAGTTTTTCTTTGACTTCTTTGTTAGTAAGATGAATCGGTATGTAGCCAGCATCAGCAAGCATATGATTTTTTAATCCATCCTGCTGATGACAATCTACATCGATACAATACCTACCAATCAAAAAGTCAACTTCTCGACCTTGAATCTTTACTTTAGTTTTGAAAGGAATATGAGCCCTTTTTAGCAGCTCGATGAATCTCCTTTCTGACTTAGTAAAAGATTTTTTGTTTACACTTATCCGCATTTCCTTGTAACTAGTTCTTGGCGGATAAAGGACTAGCTAATTATTGGGGGAGCTTTATGAGGAAAAACTCCCTGAAAACCTCTTAAATCTCAAGTTAAGACCAAGTCGCATTACCACCAACAACACCAATATAATCACTCCAACCAGCCGACTCTCCGTAATGTGCGTTAAAGTAAGAGGTCATACTCCTGCTCTGTTGGAAATCATTCATCCACGTTTGTAGCGGGAATCGGACAAACTTTTTGAGTTTACGACCCGAACCGAGAACAAACCAGTTATTATCATTCCCTCCCATCGAAGCACCAATATAAGGAGAATGAACAACTCTCAAACCAGGAAATATCTTAGAAACATAGTTGAATGAGTTATTAGCATCATTAGGAGTAAGCTCAGTACCAACAGTTTCAGTCGCCTCTCCAAACTTCGCAGTAGCAACTACAAGTAACTCTGGAACCTGCGGAATCAAGATTCCTCTATCATCCTGTTGCTCCATTAGCATCTGAATCGCTGTTTTAAGATTCGCATAAGAGAAGTTACCAGTGAGTACGTTACTATGAGTTTGTCCATCTTCAGCCGGATGAGCACCATCAACTAGTTGAACACCGTCAGCGCCAAGATATGAAGTGTTGTTCGCTCTCTGGAGAATCTTGAAAGCATTCTTGTACATAGTATGCCTCGCAGCAATACCTAATCTCCCAACCTTATCTTTAACAATAGAATACAACTGGTCGTTGAGATATGCGTAGGATACAGGAACAGAGTTCGCAAATTCAACGTAGTTGTATGTCGTTTTGTACTTCTCTTCTTCGTAATCTTCAGCGATATTTCCAACCTCACCTTTAACCGGAAATTCTCCAACACCAGCAATTCTAAGGTCGTACTCGGAATGCTTATTACTTGGAGCTACTCTAAATACATCTTCGATTGTGGCAAGACCAGGAGCTGCTTGTGCTTCATACGCTTGGTAGAAGACTTCGTTTAAGCCCTCTTCAATCGTTTCAGGACTAAATGCTATTGATAGAGCCATAGTTATTTGCTAAACAGATGGTCAGGACTAGCCATTTTCACGTAAACCTCAGAAAGATTACTATCATAACCCATTATTCTCAACGTACCGCTAGAAGTATCATTTTCATCAACGGTCTGAGTATATGGAGAACTACTATCGCGGTCGAGAGTAACTTCAGTTAAGATAGAAGCTTCTGAAAGATTTGCGAATGTGGTTGCCTTGCCAGCGAAGATATATTCAGGGTCATCATACACCCATACTTCACCATCAGCGGCGGCAGTTTCAGTAGAGGTAGTAGCTGCTACACCAACCCAAACAAGTGCGCTTGACGCTCCATTGGCACCTTGAATAACATATTCTACGTCACTCGATGTACCTTGAGTTACAAACTCACCTGCTTTGATACTAGTACCAGCTGCTTTCGCTTGGTACTTGTGAGCCACAGGCTCACCACCTCCCGTCGAAACTACTCGGAAATCACCTAAAGCCATTCTTTTTCTATCTTCGTTTATTATTCGCCCTTTATAATCCTCTGGCTTTCTTAATTCTAGCAGCAACTTTTTCTGGGTCTAACCCCATCCCCAAAATAAATTGCATATCCGGTTCGCTGAACTTAACAGCTTGAGATTGCGTAGCTCTTGGAGAGCCAGGAACAGAAGGAGTTGATGCAGAACCCGGAGTAGATGTTTGGGTTTCCGTCTTCTGCGTCAGAACCTTAAGAACATCATCGAATCTAGCTAAAAAGTCTTCTCTTTCTAACAAGTTTTCATTCTTAAAACCACTCAGTTTCTCATCGAAGATAGCTTTTCTCAATCCACCAGTATCGTTATCTTTGTGGAATTCGGGATGACTTCTTGTAAAGTCTTCCCAAGCTCTCTGTCGATTTATCTCAGCTTTCTTTTCATTTTCTTTTCTCAACGCATCACTAATCTGTGTAGTAACATCTTGAGGAAAATGAATCTCTGGAACTGTCTTCAGTTTTTCTGTTAAGTCTGCTTTATCTTTGCGAGTACTTATCAGCTCTGAAGTAACAGCTTCCAATGAGTTCTTCATCTTAGCTAAATCTGTCTCAAGTTCCTCTTCTCTCTCTGTTTTATCAGGATTATTTATATCGATTTCAGGCATATTTCTTTTTGTCTCTCCTTGTTTGTCTACCCTTTTGTTAAAGCAGGTTGCGAGTCCTGCTAGCAGTTGGGTCTGCTAAACAAGAAGAAATATGTTAATCGACCTTTTTATGCTTCCGTGTTTTCCAGAAACATTAGTTGAAGCTTACTAATGCTTTCTTACGCTTTTTTACGTCTCTTTTTATGTTTATGCCCCTTTCTCCAGAAAACTCTCATATTTTTTTCATAATATGTTTAAATCTTTCAAGTTGACCGACACGTTTTTTACAAGCTTTCAAAGATTTATAAACTTTTGGATACAATCCTCCTTTCGACCTACGAATACGATAACCACCCTTAGAACGTATACAAGGCATATTATTCGTACCTTGGAAGATTCATCTTTACTCGACCTTTAAAAGATTGTTTTTTCTGTTGTTCTGTCAATTTCATATACTTTGTTAACTCTCTGATTAAATACTTGTTTCTAAGATAAGCTCCCCTTATCATATCTCTAGCTTGGTCGTTAGCAGCAAGAAAATATCTCTCTTTATCTTTCTGACAAATATACTCAAGCAATTTGACAAACTTTGGGTCAGCTGCCGATTCCCAACCTAAGTGTTCTTCTATATCTGAGAGTTCAACAACTTTTAATTTCTTCTTAAATAACTTAAATAATCCTTTAAACATACTACATTATGGCATTACTCCAACTCCTTTTTGTATTATATTTTGAGACAGTGCTCCAGCACCTCCAGCAGCATTCGTAGCTGACGGAACAACAGGAACAGGAGGTTTCTCAAGAATGTCTTTCCTAAGAACTTTCTCTGGACGCTTGTTGAATTTCTCAATAAGCTCAGTAGCAAGTTCTTCTCTATCAATTAAATCAGGATATAATTGATTCATCGTTGTTTGGAACGAAATTTCAAATGCTCTTTCAAGGTCTTTATTAGTATCAAGTTTCACATTAACTACTAATCTCATATCGAATTCCCAATTCCTCAAGTACTCAGGAAGAATAGCTAGTTTCTCAACTCTTGTTCCAGTTTGTTTCTCCATAATAGCTTTTTCAAGCTTTAGTTGACCTCTATTAGGAAGTTGCTCTGGATTTTTATACATTTCAATAACTCTCATACCTCGCTTTCCTGAACTAAGAACAGTATCTTCAATCTTGAAAACATTGAATGCCTTTTTAAATTCCTTAGATGCTCCTTCTCCCAACACTTGCTCTACCATTGGTAAATGAATAAATTGTAGAACATTACTTCCCCGTAATCTTGCTTTACCTATCAATCCAGTTTTAATAAATCTAGCAAACAATCCAATAAGTTGAACCACACCAGCAGCAGCCGTCCGAACTTCTGTAGCAGTCGTCCGTTCTCCACCTTTCTGAACCATTCCTTGAGAAGTAGTATCAATAGAAGTTTCTTCCATTATTCTCTTTGTAAACTCAAGAATGTACTGATGCCAACTTCCTGGAACTCCGACATCAAGTTTCGAGAACATCTGACTTACAGGAAGTCCTCCAGTATCAATCGGTATTCTTCTTCCAGGTCTCAAGAAATCATCTTCGATTACATCTACTCCACCTGCGATAATAATCGGGGCGAATATAGATAAAAAACTCTGGTCAAGTAACATATTATGAAGAACATCAAGAGCTTTCTGTAAACTTGACATCTTATCAGCAAATGATTTCCCATAGAAGAAATCTGCGCCGAGCGGCTCGTAAATAAAACTCCAGAAAGGTAATCCTTTATGTTCCCACGGAAGTGGTTCAACTTCCCAATTTGTTGTCGGATTCAACCAAATTCCATTTGCTTGTATTACATATCTATCTTTCTCTTGGTCATAGCGCCTAAGAAGTTCTACCTGCCCAGGACCCACATCAGAACTCATATAATCATAGTAAAATGGTCTAACCTTGGAATCCGTTTGAAACTTAGGGCAAACATACTGAGCTCTATCAAGATATCCAAACTTTAACATAAACTGTGAGTAATCCATCACTGTTCTCCAGAAACAGTACGGCATATCTTTTATCTTTCTAATCCCCACAGAAGAGGGATAAAAATCTTCTAGAGGAATAACAGACCCATAGAACTTTCTACGTGTTTCTTCGGTCTCTGTAACTGTCTTTGGAACACCGAACGATTCTTTAACGTGTCTAATTTTCTTCTTTGATTCTTCATATCCTTCATACCCAATAAAAGTCCCCTTAACTAACCCTTCAAGAAGAGCAAAAGTTAATAACTCTTCGTAGTTATCCAATTCATTCGTGTAGTCTACAATATCAGTCAGAATCTGTCCTCTCCGTCTATCTTCATCTCCCCTACCGTAGTATTCAACAACTGGTAGAGCTTCAACAACCTTAGAAAGTACAGCAATAACCTTATTTCTTGTAAATGGGTCGTGAATTGTTGCTTGCCAATCCTCTTGGAATTCTGTCTCGAAAATGTTAGTTACAAACGCTTCAACATTCTCGTTTATCATATCAACAAGTGTTCTTTTATCAAAGTACTCGAACGGTGCATCTCTATTTTCAGCTGTATCGCGGAAAAGATTGAAAGTTTCTGCTACAACCACTAACTCCATTTCATTTGGTTCGTACACTAAGTAAGATTGAGAAAGAAAACCTTTCAAGTCTGCTGATAATTTTTTTGTACTTAATTGTAACATTTTATCGTCTTATTATAAATTGGGGAATATGTTTCTTAACAGGAAACTGGTCATGTACTCTCATAGGTATTTGAGAATAATTCTGATAATTTACAGCGAAGTATTCAAACGCAGAACGTAGATGAGAAGTCCAATTATGAACAGGTTTTATGCTTCGTACTTGTTGTATCCCTCCTACTTCACGAATTCTCGGATACGAAGCATTATACATACAAGTAGAAAGATACTTAGTTCTATCATTCGTGTTAACAACTAGATTTCTCATCAACAACTTAGCCGCTGTCTTTCTTGTCTGGAAATCCTTAGCACTCTCTTTAAAATGTACATTTATCCCAGCATTTTTCAAAACAGTAAGAACTGTCTGATTCGTAACTTGATTCGTGAATCTTCCAGCAGGGTCTCCAAAATGAATAGCACGATTCCATTCTCTGTGTTCTCTAACAATCTGTAAATCCTGTCGTGAGTATCTGTGTTCATCTCCGATAGAAATTTCTCCAGTAACGAATGGAATATAAAAATCAATAAGTTTTCCACGATTCCAGTAGCAATCAATGATTCTTATTTTATCTGATTGTTGCCACCATATCATTCCAGTATCATCTGTTCCTCCAAAATCCCACGAAACGAATAAGGGCAAACTTTTCTCGTAAAGGTAGATTCCGAAAGAAACACTATCCCATTCTGGATAGACCCTTCCTTCTTGACTCTTATGATAACTAATATCAAGCTCTTGCGCAACTTCCTCTTCTGTGCGTCGACTCTTTTGAAACTCATACCAAGCATCATTTTTCAACGGATGTAATCTCCAGTGTAAACTTATTCTATCTTCTGGAGAAAACGATTCCTTTAACAGTGCAAAGAAGTTATAACCATTAGGCGTTGATACAGCGATTCTACACGGAGTCGTATCGCCTGCAGCACCCCAAGCCTCCATTCCATAATCCCAGAAAGCCATTTCATCGAATAGGACAACTTTCTTTCTCGGTCCTCTAGCAAAGTCTGGATTCATCGATTCTCCCGTAATAAGATTCTGATTCTCCGGATTGATTAACTTCATAAACAATCGATACTTATCTGGCTTCCAACGATGTGGTAACATCCAAACAGGAAGGTTACCAATCAAGTAATCAATGATTCCATAAATCGAATCAATCGTTCTATTATCAACGAGCTCTTGTTTTCTACTCCCAATATGAGCAGCGAATGCGTCATCGAAAAGCCAGAGATAAACAAATGTAACAACAATCGTCCAGGTTGCTCCCATATCGCGGCTTTTATCAATGAACAAATCTTGCCCCTCTCTGATATGTTTGATAATCCGATGAACTGTATCTACTTGATAATCGAACAAGAAAAATGGTAGATGATTCGGAGCGTGATACGGACGAGGATCAAAAGTCCAACAGAAATTCTCTATAAAAAATATCGGGTCTTGTTTCGACAGTACATAAGCATACAACTGTGCTTGAGTACTCTTCTCACAGGATTCCTGAATCTTCAATCTTCTTTGTAATTTCTCTCTGTAAGCGTCTGAATTTATATAGGTCTCAAGAACCTTTCTCTCTCTTTCGAACTCGGTCATTTCTTATCTTTTATTCCAATCAGTGCCTCTAACAATTTATCAGAACTTAAATTAACATCAATCTTCGCTCTGAATGCTATATTCTCCGTCGCACGGCCTGAAAGTAAAAGTGTCTTATCCACAGCAACACCCATTGCCATCACTAGCTGACTTATAGTAACATTCTTCGGCAACGTTTGTCTCGCCAGTATCTTTTCTATGTGATACCCAGCCCGTCGCGTAATATTCCCCATTAAATCTAACAGAGTGCCTTCTTCCTTTTTTTTATCTATTCCTTCCTGTCTATTAACAAGAGCTCTCTCTACACTTTTCTTTTTCACATCCTCCACTAGTGCAAGGTCAATGCCGAAAGCAGCTGGGTCGCGCTCGACCGAGGTTTTAACATTGTACATAAATGTCCGTAAACTATTCTTGTTAGGATATTCTTTGTCGTAGCCCAATTCTATACCAACTTCGTACGGGCTTTTGTCTATGAGCCTCTTATAGATATCACCTTTTTGATTGTTTGTTAGATTTAGCATACTGAAAATGTTATTTGTAGAGCGCGTAATGTAGAGCGGTATTAAATCTGTATCACGCGTGGG